GAATTGAACATGACTTTTGATTTTTGTTTTTAGTGTTTTGTGGTGTCGATGCGTTTACCTGCGCGAATCTTGGCGAGCACCTTCCCAAGGTCAGCGGGTTCCTGAAGCTCAAGCGTACCGGAGCGGTCTTTTGCGGGGTAACCCCACGGGTTTTGTTGGTGGCAGACAAAGGCGCGGTACTGGGACTTGTCCTCGGCCTCAAAGTTCTGAAGCGTCAGAACGAGGTCAAAGATACCGGGCAACTCGCGGCCCGTCTTCGAGCCTTCGATTTGAACGTCCCAGTACTTGCGTTTGAGCTCATCCTCCTGCTGCTCCAGAATGCCAACGAGCACCACGTTCTTGTGGCAGTGCTGAAGCTGGGTCACCCAACGGATCATCTCGCGTCCAAGAAGCCCGTAGGCGCCGCGGATGTCGGGTTTACCGGTCTTCTCGCTGAACGCGTCCGGTTGTGTCTGGCACCACGCAAAGCACATACGGCTTGCGACGGTGATGGAGTCAACGAACAGCGTCTCGTACTGCTCATGCCCAGATGCCGGCCCAAACGCCTTCACAACGGACTCGTACGCTGACTTGGAGTAGGAGCCGTTGGCGTCCGCAGGATCTGGCCCACCGAGCCACAGGGCGATGGCCTTGGCCAGCTCCCACGGGTGAGCACCCATCTCGTTGGACGTCGCTCGGATGTCGAGGCAGTCGCCCTTCCAGTCTTTGCCCAACGCCAGCGTACCGGCTTCGAGGTCAACGAACAGTGTGCTCTTCGCGTCCAGCGTGCGAGCTTGGTAGGTTTTACCAACGCCGGCAGGGCCGAACACAACCGCTTTTACGCAGTCCGAGGTGCGCTTGAGGCGCTCGTCTGCTTTGATGATTTTGAGCATTACTTGAAGGAGATACGGGGTTCGCTGAACTTGGTGGTACGTGCTTCCATGACGCGGCGCAGAACGTCCTCGTTGCCGATGCGCTCGATGGTCTTGGCAGACACCGAAAGCTTCGTCGTGATGAGTTCGCGTGCGTCTGCTCGCAGCAAGGAATCGTACAGAGCTTGCAGCTTTGCCTGATCCCAGAGGTACGTCGCCTTGACCTCGTACTTGAGTTTCACGCCGTCAATCTCGGTGGATAGTTCACCGTAACCGCGTCCGCTTTCCTTCAGCAGGTTCTGAAGGTTCGCACCATGCTCTTGCATGATGGCTTCCTCCAGCGTCTTTATCTCGTCTTCAAGGACGGAGATTTTGGTGAGCCGTTTGGCTATCTCGTCCCTCATTTTTTTTAGGTTCATTTTCTAGTTCTCTTTTCAGTTTATGGCACACGTCTTCGAGTCGGAGCGACCAGCCTTCGTTGTGCGCCAACGCAACAAGCGCGGCGAACTTATCCAGCGGGATTTTCCGTCTGCGAACCCATGTTGATATTGTTCGCGGTTGCACAAGTACCCCCGACAACACCAACTTCTTCCAGAGCAGGTTCTTTCCCCCGAACCGGAAGACCATGTGCCTCGCATCGATTTGGTAGCTCATGGCGGGGATGAAGATGTACGCATTTTTTGCGTATCGCAACATCTTTTTTTCATTTCGTCGCAAGACGCTTTCTCGCAACGTATTTGCCCATGGAACCAGTCTCTTTCGACACTCTCGTTCAGCGTTTCACCGGTGTACACGGCATTCAGGCCGGTCTTCTTGTCCTCGCTCCGAAAATTCATTCGGACTCAGGACCGATTGCAACCATGGGCAGCGCATTGCCACCGGACACCATTATCCCCAAGGGCGCAGGGATTTACGACGAGAACGGTATGCTCCCGAAGATTGAAGGCAAGGGACTGGAGTTTATCGCTTACGCCTAGGCTCAAGAGCCTTCTCGAAGAGGGCTGCTTCAGCGTCTCTGCGGCGTTGTAAACCTTTGGTGTTAGGCCACAACCGTTTCATCGAGCGGATGAGTTCCGGTACGTCGTAGAACCGGCGGTCTCGCATGGCGTTCTGGATGCCCAGCATCTCCGAGCGTCTTTCGCCCGAGAGAGCCGTTCCACGGTTGAACACCAAGGAGATAAGGGCGTCTCGCGCCTCGTCAGGCAGGTCTTCTGCCTGTGGGTAGATGCGGAGCATCCGCAGGTAGAAGGTTGGCAGGGTATTCTTTTGGAAGACCTCGACGGCCTTTTGCCAGAGGATGACGATTGAGCGCATCGTTGGCGAGGCGTGCAGGAGTTCACGTGCTGCGCTGGCCTTGACTCCGAGGGCGGCGGTGAGCGCAAGGTAGTCGGACTCGGGGAGAAGTGGATCCCACGCTTCCTCGAACTGTTGCGGTGTGGTGTAGCCCAAGTCGTAGCCAATCCCAATTGTTACTCCGCTCTGCTCCCCAGGCCAAGTAGGGCTCTGGAGAAACTTGCGGTAGTACTCCTCACCGCCGCCCACCTCGAAGTCGACGATGAGCTTTAGACCGTCGTCAGAGAGAATCATTTGTGCTCGTGGAAGAATCGCTCCGAGATTTCGCTCACCTTCTTCCACAGCTCCTTCCGGTCGTCCTCGCACTCGCGAATCTTCTGCGAGAGATACCAGATAGCGATTGCCATCGCACACGCCAACGGACCTTGAGCAACAAGTTGGTTCACCATGGGTTCAAACGAGATGTCGGCAATCACGGTTTTTCTTTCCTGAAGATGTTGATGGCTGAGTAAACGCTCACGCCGGCGGTGAGGATAGCGTCCGCTTGGTCAGGCGCAATCTTAACTCCGAAGACCGTAAGGAGGCTGATGATGCCGCGCCATGTGGATGGCTCCATTAAACGAGCGAGGATGTATTTCATGGGTGTGTGTGCTTTGCGATGAGTGCCACGGCGACAACCGCAGCGGTTGGGTAAACGAAGTCAGTGATGCCCTTGAGCGTCCACGCCCGGGCCTGCATCCCGCCCCAGAAGGGCATGTTCGCTCGGCGCCCACCGTAGTGGTGTTCGATGTTGCGATACTCCGCTTGGGCGTACTCGCGCCCCACGAAGTAGGCCGATCCCGCGGCAGCACCGGTCCACCAGTTGCCGGTCGCGATAGCGATGGCGGACTGGATGGCGAGTGCGATGAGGGAGTGAGCGAGGTGGTGCATGGGGTTGGTTACTCAAGCGGTTGCCAGAGCCAGTTTGGTGCTCCGGTGTAGGTCATTGAAATGTTCTGTCCGTGTTTTACCACAACGCTTCCGCTTGAAATAGTAATGTCGAATCCGCTTACGGTTACTTTTGTGATGGTTCCAGCCCAGAAGGTAACAAGCATTCTTTTGCCGCTGGTGTTGGCAACAGTAACGCCAGTCGCAGCTACGGCTGGCGTAGTGAAGCTTGTTCCGTCAATTAAACGGATGCCGCCAAAATTGGTTGGGTCAATGAATGGGTCTGCGTCGTCGTCAGCAATGTTTGGGTTTATGATTGTGACCGCATTTGTTCCAAGTGAACCTGTCGTCGATACCGCTGCTGTTTCCCAAAGAGACCATTGTCCGCCAATGAACGTGTTGTTTCCGGAGTTGGATGAGTTGGTGCTTACGCAGTAGTTTACATTTTCAAAGTCAGACCCAAGGAAGACGTTGCCAAAGTTGAATCCATCTTTGAAACGAACGCCATAAGCTGCATTCCCGAACGATCCGTTTGTGAACGTGTTGAACTCTGATTGTCTGCACTCAAGCGCAGTCCCTGCGTTCGTGCCCGTTCCGCTCGCGTAGCAGTTGGCACGACACCCGATGAAGTTGCTGTTGACCACATAATTCAACCGCATCGCCACTGCACTAGCATTGTTGAGAGAGTTGAATACCCCTACGTTTTTGAAATACGCTGTGTTGAGCGGCCCGACATAACTGTTGTTTCCAACGCACAAAAGGACGCCAGCAAGCGAACCGGTAATAGACAGGTCAGAAATGTTTACGTCGTAGAAATCGACGCTTGAGTTTATCAGCAACGCAATCGCCCCAGATGCTCCAGAAAAGTTTAGAATTGTTCTCCCAATGCCTGCTCCGAAAATCTTGGTGGCTTTCTGCGCTTGAGTGCTGAAGTTCCAGTTTGTGGTACCCGTTGTAGCAATCCGGTATGTGCCTGGTGGAAAGTACAGCGGGATTCCATTTGCAATTGCAGCATCAACAGCCGTTTGAATCGCCGCTGCGTCATCTGTAGTTCCATCTCCAACCGCGCCAAACTGCTTTACAGTGTAAGTGTACGCAAGATTTGGGATGAGCTCGAACTCAGCCAGCGTTGCCGATTCGATTTTTTGAACAAGTTGCGGAGTGTTTAAAATGTCTGCGTTCTGAAATGCTTTGCTGCTCATAGGTGTGTGTGATGTGGGTGTCCTTTGTCGTAATTTTAGTTTGGCACACGAAGCAACCTGAATCCAACGCCACCTGAATCAGCGATTCCGACGGTTACATCCTTACCAAACAATTTAACCGGTGCGCCGTTGCCAACATTAACAGCGCCAGTGCCAGCAAGCCTAGCCATGCGAAGATCGCCTGTTGCACTGTCGATTGCAACAGACCATCTATTTGTTCCATCCGAAAGAATCTGATGGTTGCTCGAGCTATTGTAAATGTACTGGCTTGCGCTTGATAGGTTTGGAAAGTTTGAAATGGCTTGTGGAACACTGTCGGCAACAACCATCTTGCTGAACAGCTGATTCACAAAGGCATTTGTGTCAGCGTGCCAGTTGAAAATGACACCAACATCTGCGGTTGGATACTGCGTGCCGTTAGTGTTATCAACCGTCCAGAAACTGTTTCTGGTAGGGTTAATAGCAAATCCGCTCGCTGTGCCTTTGATGGTAATTGAGTTCAATCCGCCAGCAGAAAGGTTCCAGAAGTGATTTGCATCGCAGTTTGTGTTTCCAACCAATCGAACAGCTTCAACCGTTGTCCCAGATGCCCTGAAAGCACGGAAGTTCATGAACGTGTTGTTGTCTGCATCTTCGATGTAAAGACCGTATCCACTTCCAGCCCCTCCCCAACTTTGGCCTCCGCACTGATTGAAGTAGTTGAGTGAAGTATTCGCCGTCGAACCAACAGGACTGTGCGACGTCAACCAGAAACCATGAGCTGCCCTTGTTGCGGCATTGTCAATGCACCGATAGCTGATGCGGTCAAAAATGCACCGCTGCGTGTCAGATGCTTCAGCAAGATTAGCGTTTCCAAGCGTAGTCGTCTTTACAGCAGCAATTGTCGGGCTCTGAACGTACAACCGGCTGAATGTTCCGTTCATTACAGAATTAACAAACAATCCGATGCCTGCGATAGAGTTGCAGTTGAGTTTAATATCAACCACTGAACTTCCATACTGACGGCTATTGCTTGCTCCTGATGGCGAGGAAACATTCAGCATTGTTCCACCTAACGGCCCAGACCACAAAAACTCCGTTGCAGCCGTTGCTCCGGTCCCGCCGTCGTGAATGCCATCTGACCCCTGCCCTATGAGTTGGACGCCTACACTGCTGTTGATTTCAATGGTGCTGCTGATGCTAAAGGTGCCTTGAGGGATTTGCACTACACCGCCGTTGATTGACTCGATGTAGTCAATCGCCGCCTGAATCGCCGCCGTATCATCTGTGATGCCATCCCCAGCCGCACCGAAGTCCTTCACGCTGACGGTCTCCGCCAGCTTCGCTTCGACGTTGGTGAACACCGAGTCAATCGCAGGCAGCTTGTAGGTGACGTCCTGCGCGTCGACGCTGGCGGCGCTGTCGTAGTTGTAGCCGATGTCGAAGACGAACTCATCCCCGTTGTCGGCGCCAGCCGTCAGGGTAATCTGGCTGTAGCCGGTCTCGGTGTAGTCTTGACCGGCGATGAGCCGCAGGCCGTTGCGGTAGACGAACAGGTTGTTCGTCCCAGGGATGTAGGTGCGGCTGAGGTTGAACACCGTCTGCCCTGCGATGGCGGTGATGACCTGCTGGTAGGTGCTGCCTGCGCTTGTGCTGGGGTCGCGGTAGTTGAGGTCAGAGAACACCAGTGCGCCCTTGTTGTTGGTGACGCGCAGGGAGTAGGTGACGAAGGCCGTGTAGATGCGCCCTGGGGAGCCGTTGCGCGAGAGGTAGCCGTTGATGGTGCGGATGGGCTGCGCGGCTGGCTGGGTGAGTGCCTCGTCCCAGTAGACCGGTATCGGGTCGGTGACAGGGTTCAGGTTGGCGGAGCCAACGTAGACGTAACCGTTGTTGAGCGGAGAGCCGTCGGTGTCGTTGAAGGACGGGAAAGGGGAGGTGATGATGTATGACATGGTGTTACTCTTGAGGTGGTTCTTCGCTGGGCTTGAGGATGTCTTTGTTGGAGCCCATGTAGTTTGCGATACTGGTCAATACCGCTCGCTCTGAACTGCTGTTGCTCTTGACCCTGCCAAGTTGGGCGAGAAGGTTCCTACCTGCCTTGGACTCGTACAACCGCACAAGACCGGTGTTCAGGGCTGCGGCAAGACCAGCTCCGACAAGTCCGAGTTGACTCTGAAGACCAGAGAACGCAACAAACGGAACAGCCTGTGCGCCAGTTGGTGGGTTTGCGGCAAATTCGCCGGCCCTGCGTGTGTAGTTCAAAGCCTTCTGAAGACCCTGCACACTGTCTAGGTCAGAACCTGTGAAGAACACGTTGACTTGGTTTTCAAGTTTCCCAAGTTGGGTTGCAAACCGGTTGGGCACAATCACGCCAGACGGGTCAGTGGCATTCTCTAATGCACGGGTGATAATTGCCGCTCTTCCAACTTCACGCCCTTCTGTTGACAGGTTTCTGTAGAGCCGTTCGATGCTGCTCTTCTTGTCCGTAAAGAGCACGTTGTTAACGATTTCAGGAGTTAAATCGCCTTTCTTGAGAAGCGAGTTAAACGAGGACGCCTTAAGATCATCTGCAAGGTCAGAAAGAGAGCGATTGGAAACACTCCACTTGGTGAAATCAGTTGGTTTGCCAAACTGTTTGATATGGTTGCCAAGGTCTTGGTTCAACGCTGTATAAACCTCTTTGTAAGCTTTGTCAGCCGAGTCTTTTGTCGTCCCAATATCTGAAGAACTCAATTTTTTGAAAAAAAGTTTTCTTCTTTCTTCAATGTCCGCAGGCGTCTTGCCAACAATTTCATCCGCAAAATTGATGAGTTCATCAATAACCTCCTTGTTTCCAGTAGGACTAACTCTTTCAAAATTTAGCGCCAAGTCCTCGGCTTTTTTGGCCGTTGCAGACATATCCACAAGCGGCCCAGTTGCAGACAGTCGATTAAGCACCTCTTTTTTCATCCCACTAAGTTTCCCGATGATTTTATCCCTTTGAGAAAGCGCCTGATTTGCTAATTCCTCCGTGAGCGTAGGGCTTCCAACACCAGCGTATTCAGACACAAAATCTTGGATTGCCTCTGACCGCTGCTTCTCTTGCTTGCGTAGAAGCGAGCCGGTTCCAAACGGTGTAATCTCTCTGGTCTTTGCCAGTGCATTGCCAAGCGGCGTCTCTGGCTTGAACTCTTGGGAGGTAATCGTCTCAATGCCGCGTTTCTCGGCCTGTACCGCGCCTTCTGGAAGAGCGGCGGCTGCGCCGATTCTAGCCCCTGCGCCAATACCAGCACCCATGCCGCCGCCAAGACCGGCCAGAAGCTGCGCTGTAGGGCCGTAGCCGGCCTCTTTAGCCGCCTGCATACCAACTTCTGCTCCAACGCTAGAAGCTATCTGTTCAGCAGGCTTCTCCGACAAGAACCGTCCCACTGCCTGCATCGCCGGTCTGGCTGATGTCATGAGCGCCTTGCCAAGGCCGACCTGACCGAGACCTTCACCAACACCGCGTGCTGCTGCTCCTGCAAGGCGTTCCGCCTGCGTGTCAGGGTTAGGCACTCCGAGCTGGGTGAGATAGTGGTTTAGCGCATCAGACGGTTTCGTGTAGTGCGTACCGAAAAGCGAGTTGATGCCGGAAACAACCGGATCGGCCAGAGTCATGCCAGCAGCCCCGATAAGGGCACCAGGAACGGCGCCAATGCCACCCGTGGGCGCTCCACCCATGATTGCGCCTCCAACAGCCCCAAGAGCCGCAGGGCTGAGTCCACGCAACGCTCCACCGGCCACGCCTCCCACCGTTGTCTCCGGTTGCCCAATCATCGCCTCTTCACTGGCAGCAGACGGCAGCGGTGCCTCGGCGGGTGCGGCCTCTGGAGGAGCCGGTGGGCCTTGCATTTCTGGGCCTTGCTCCTGTCTCAATCGAATGATTTCTTTGGCAAAAACCTTTGCGTCTTCGGTGTTTCCAGCTTCATGCGCTTTCTGTAGCGCATTTGAAAGTTGTTCGATGGTAGCCATTTGGTTTACTCCCCGTACTGCTTCACAAGGTCATCGATGCTGAGAGCGGGTTTTCTAGTCGGCACCGGCGGTGGCACTGACTTGCCCCTGAGTTGTTCTTGGCGCGTCTGTGTTCCAACAGACATTTCCTTTCCTTGCTGAACCGGCCTAAGGCTTTCAGCCGGCACGTTCTTTCCTTCGCGCAACGCTTTTAGAACGCTGTCAGCAACCATCTTTGGAGACATCAAATCCTCACGCAGATAAACGATGTTTTTGGGATTAAGTTTAAACTCCAGTGCATTCCGAGTGGTATCATTTGCAAGCGATTCAAACACCTTTGAATTGTTCTTGTACCTGTCTTGAGCGGCTTGAATCAACTTGGCTCTTTCAATGTTATTAAGCCCTTGGCCTAACAATTTTTCTAAAAGTGTTCTTGTTGTTGCTGGTAAATCAGCGCCTGTGATTTGTCCGCTTTCAGTCACGCTTACAGTCGAGTTGGGATCACCAAGCTTCACGAATGCTTGAACTGCGGAAACGTCTGCTGGGCCAGATTGCTGACTAAGCGCATCTTGAATCGCAAACAGTGCATCTGTCCTTGCGACTTGGTCTACGTAAGTTTTGCTCTTGATGAAATCTTGTCGAAGCTGACCTTCCATCTTGAACTTCTCTTCCGAAGGAAGAATCCCTTTCGCCTTTGCCTCCTCGGCGGCAGCTTGCATTCTGTCCTTAAGAGCAGCAGCCTCGTTCTTTGCTGTCTCGGATTGTGTTTTTGCAACCTGCTCAGGAGCACGTTCCTTGAGGAAGTTGATTGCTGCCTCTGCCTTTTTTGGATCTCCGCTTTTGAGAGCATTACCGTAAAGCGTGTTCGCCCATATTTTTGCAGGCGTGTTTTCATCCAACCTGTCACGAGCAGATTGAAGTTCCTTCGACATTCGCTGCGCCACAGGGTTTTGGTCTTTTCCGAACGCCTCAATCTGGTCGTCCAATAACTTCAACGCCTTTTCATTTTCACCGCCCAAGCCAAGCAAAGATGCGTCGTTGATTGTTGACGTCAGCCCATCGCGGTACTTGTCGGGCAAAGCATTTTTGATGTCATCAAATCTCTTGCCTTCGGCTGGAGGCAATAGGGCGCTCAACTGCCCAAACTGCTGAACCAGTTCTGGCTGTGGATTGTTGGGATCCATTTTTCCCATTACCTGAGAAAGCCTAATCTGCGCTGCTTGTTGCAGCCTGTCGTATTCCTCTTTGTTGATAATTCCCATTGCAGGCGCGATTGCATCCACGCCTGAATCTTCAGCCCTTACGAAATTATCAAAGGCAGTGGCAACCTGCGTTTTCCTTTGCTTCTCGGCTTGAAGCGCCTGTAGCTGTTGCTGGAACCCAAACGCCGCGCGACCGGCTGCTGCCGCGCTCTGTGCCATATGCTGGCGTTGCGCCTGAATGCCAAGCTGCGCCCTCTCAAGCTCAAGAGGAGCCAACATCTGAGCCTGCTCCTGCTGTGCGCGGGACGCTCTGAGCCCCTCAATGGCCGCGAGCCCTTGGAGGAGGTTGCCGCCAAACATGGACGTGTTTGGCGCTGGGATTGGGATATTGAAGTCAGCCATAAGGAATCAGCTTTGAATGTACCAGCCTGAATATCCACCTGGGGCTGATGGCGCCGAGTATGCCACTGGAGCACCGCCGCCAGCCGCTGTTGCAGCAGCTTGAGTTTTATAGAACCCGCCCTGCCCTAAGCCAGGCGTGCTACCAGCGCCAAGGCTATTCAAGAGCGCAAAGTTTTGAGCACTGCCTGACAACAGGTTTCCTATGTTGGCGATTCCAGAGGCTTGAGCGGCACCGGCGGCTTGAATGCCGGCGGCTTGCGTTGCCCCTTGTTGTGCCAAAAGACTGCTGATTGCATTACCGGACTGCATCCCCATGCCGGCAGTCCCTGCGGCTGATGCCTGCCCCATGTTGAGCAGGTTCTGCGCAGCGGTTTGACCCACGTTTGCAAGACCGGCAAAGCGTGCGTACTGCTGCTCGATAAGCGAGTTAAGAAGCTGTGGCCTGAGCTTGCCGAGCATCGCCTGAGTGTCCTCAGCTCCCCTTCGACCGGTGGCAGATGCGGTTGCGAGCAAACCGGCTTCCCCCTGCTTGGCGAGCTCTTGGAACAGCGGCCCCTGCTCAATCTGCTGAATG